TTATTTTTACCTCTCTTTCATAAAAATAAGGGCAAACATTATAGTCTGCCCTTTGGTTATAAGTAATACTGCTTAGCAGACATAATCGAGTTAAACTCAATTAAGATACTCAATTATTCAGTTTTAGCAGCCACATCCTGTATTGCAACCACATCCATAAGCATAAGCATTAGGATTAGGCACAACATAAGCTGGAATAGCCGTAGGATTTACAGAGTTGATAATCTGCTGTGTCTGAGCTGCCATCTGAGTTGTAAGAAGTGCGTTCTGTCTATCCTGTGATGCGGCTCTGCGTAAATCGTTGTTCTCTGCTGTAAGTGTTGCTATCTTATCATTTGTTAAGAAATCAAGGATAGCTCTCGTTCCTGCCTGCTGGCTGTCGATAATATCTCTTGTGTTGTTGCACATTGTGTTCTGTAAAGCACAAGTGTTAGTTGCCATGTTGTAGTTTACGCCTTGAATAGCTTCTCTTGTCTCACAGCAGCAGTTAGCGAGCTGCGCCTGTAATGCATTTGTATTCTGCATATTAGCAACAGTATCAGCATTGATAGCCTGCTGTATGCCATAGCCTGTCTGCATGATATTTGTGTTAATGCCATTGAAACCTGTGAGCATACTATTATTCATAGCGTAGAAGCCATCACAAAGTCCGTTGGAAATGCCATCTAACTTGCTGATAACTGCTGAATTGTCAAATCCTCTCTGAATATCAGCCTGTGTAGCCGCTGTCGCAACATAGCCACCGCCATTGTTACCGCCAAAGCCACCAAATCCACCATTGCCCCATCCAAAGAGTAATGCGAATACAACGATTATCCAAAGCCATCCTCCGTCAGCCCATCCGCCGTTATTGCCGTTGCTGTCAATATTAGCAACTAAAGGTATGCTGGCACAATTTGAGTTTGAAAACATATTGTTACCTCCTAAAAATATATTCATAAAGATGTCACCCAGGTAATTTGCAAAGACATCTAATATGCTACTAATTACCAAATCTACTTTTTATCTGATTAAATACATCATCTGCATTTAACCCCTTTTCTTTGCATAAATTTCTAGCCATCTGCTCTATTCCTTGCATATTACCTTGCTGTGCCATTTGCATTGTGTTTTTCATCATAGGATTATTCATCATCTGATTATTTCCCATTATCTGTTGTATGAACTGTTGCGGACCAGCTTTCATCATCTGAAAAATGTTAATTGGGTTCATTCTTCATCACCGCCTTTGCTTTGAGTTCTTGAAGTTTTTCTTTGCGTTCCTAAAGATTTATCAAATCTATCTTCCAACTGCCCTATTTTCTCTGACAATTCCTTAAACTTATTCAGAAATAGCTGTGTGCTTTCATCTGATAGGGTAAATTTAGCATTTTCTGCATCAGGCATAGAATTTACTGTCTGATTATCTTTAGGGGCTGTATAAGGCTTATACACAATCGTTCTAATTGTTCCGTCAGCATTCCAGCCCTTAACATAAATCTCCGACATATCCTGCTTAGGAAAAAAAGCCATTGAGCCATCCATAGGGACCTCGTTAGCGTTTATATTTTCAACTGCTTGCACAACTCTGCCGTTAATACCTATTATCTGCTGTGGAATAGTTTGCTGAACTTGTGATTGCTGCATCTGCTCCTGCGGCTGAAATCTCTGGATATTTGCCATAGGATTATATTGATATGCTCCATATTGAGGTACATAATTACTCATAATCGGTTGCTGATAAGGATTGTTCATTGTCTGCCTCCTCTAAAACTTCCTCGATTGCGTGGATAACAAGAGATAATGTCACTAAGTCAAGTTTCTGTAATTCTTCTTTACTCAAGATTTTTTCTCTTACTTCATCAGAAAACATTTGCACTACCTCTCTTTCTAGTTACATTTTTGCATAAAAAAAATCACTTATAGCGACACATAATAGACATATGTGCGACATATAAGCGACAATGCTGAAATTATATAATTGTAAAACGCGATAAATGCGGCATTAGCACTTCCTATATGCTATAGGAACTGCATTAAGTTTATGCTAAAAATTCTTAAGCTGTATTTCAATATTTCCATTGACAATTACTATCTTGTCAATTATAGTCTTTAGTATCAAGTTCTTTTGTTTCTTGTCGACCTTATCCCAAATGTCGGCAAGTTTTTTTATGTTCTCATAAACAAACTCCTTTTTCTGTGTATTAATTGCGTTTTTGCTTTCTACTGCAATATTAGCTTTCATTTCCTTAATCTGTGCTTCCAGTTCTTTAATCATTTCTAAGACAGTATCATTCCCATCTGCATACAAGTTGTACAATCTTTTTAACTTTGTCTGCTCTTTATCTAATTGTGATTGCATAATTTCAAGTTTTGTCGCCTTTTCCTTTGGTTTATAAGACGATAAATCAAGTGATATTTTAAGGATTTCTTCTTCTACTTGTTTCTCTATCTCGTCCGCCCATTCAAGCGAATTATTACAGCTTGCATTATAATTAGGCAGATATGAAAGCGATTTATTTCTTGAGCAACAATAAATCTTATGTTTTTCACTGCCCCATTTTTGATAACGCATTTTGCAACCACAAATTCCACAATAACATAATCCGGTCAATAAATTAGGTTCAGTTATGCAGTAAGTTTTTGCTGAACACCTTGACTTTCTTAGTTCTAATCCAAGATTAAACCTATCTTTATCAAAAATAGGTTCGTGTTTTCCTTGATATATTTTGCCTTTGTAAGGTATCATTCCGATATTTACAACGCCGGTCAAAATGCTTCTAGTAACAAGTTCAGACTTAAAGCCACAAATTTCTTTAATTTTCGCATCTGAATAGCCAGATATGAATAATTCAAGACCTTTTCTTGCTTGTTCTGCACGTTCCGGGATAGGTATTAATATACCTTGTTCCTTACTGTAGGAATAACAATACGGCAAATTGCCACCGCCCATCCAGTAACCCTGCTTAATTCTTTCAAGCATACCGCCACGCATACGCAACATCATAGTATTTTTATCAAGCTGTGCAAATACAGCCATCATTTGTGTGTACGCCTGCTCCATTGGGCTATCATAATTTACGCTATCGTGAACACATTTAAACACGACATTATACTTTTGAAATACTTTCTCGATAAGATATATTCCGTCAATCATATTTCTTGATAATCGGTCAAGCTTAAAAGCAACAACACAACTTACTCTTTTGCGGCTACAATCATTCACAAGTCTTTGAAGTTCCGGTCTATCCATATTTGTACCTGTGTAACCATCGTCAATATACCAATCTGTTATTACAAGCTCATTTTTCCTACAATAATTTTCAATGTCTCTTTTTTGGCTATCAAGTCCATTGCCCTCAACAGCCTGTTTTTCAGTAGATACTCTCATATAAGCAACACATTCCATATATTTTATCTCCTTATAATATAAATAAATGTGCCGCATTTATCACGTTCTACGGCACATTTTAACACATATTTACTTGTTGTCAATTATCTCTGCAATTATCTTTAGTAAGCTGTCTGAAAGAGTTATGTTTTCTGTTTTTACGTCTTCGCCATTTTGAGTAACCCTAATCATTTATAACCTCCAACTTACTTATTTTCTTTTTAATTTTGTTTATCTTGCGATTGACTGTTCTATCACACACGGACAGCCGCATAGCAATTTCTGTAATGCTTCTGCCTTGTGATAGTAACTTGAATATTCTCAATTCTTCTTCTGTAAAATTGGCATTTTTAATTATCTCATCAAGTTCCGGCTTAGTCAGTTCTGAAAACTTCATAAGCCAATCTCCTTATTTAAACTTAATATGTTCTATTCCTGTTTCTTCGTATAACTGATTAACAAGCTCCTCTGCTGTGAATAATCCGTCATTGTAGTTATCTATAAGTACTTTAAGCTCTTTTTGTACTTTTGTTAATCTCTGCTGTCCGAAACCGAATTTATCATGCAGCACCCATAAAATTAATATTAATGCTGATTCAAAATTTTTCTTCTGCTGTTCATTACTAATCCTATTCATCTGAACACGTAACATTTGCTCCTTAAACTTTTTCTGTTCTGACTTACTCATACATACTCCTTATTTATCAAGTATTTTGACAATTTTCTTTATTATTTTTTGTACTGAAACTTGGTTTTGAACATTTTCTTCTAAAACTTTTTGCATTTCTTTCAGAATTAAAGTGTGGATATGCATTGAGTACTCTAATTCTTGTATTCTTTGCATAATTTCATCTTTCTCTTCTTCCATTTGTTCACCGCTTTCTTAAAAATTGATTATCATACCGCCATAAATGCTTGCTATTATCATTCTTAAGGCTTTTACCCCTTTCATAGTCTGTCTGCCAGCATTTCTGACACAACTGTCCTTGCGGTCTGTCAATAGGTTCTCCACAACGATAGCACAAGTAATTTTCTTTGCGATATTCTTTTATATTCTGCCTATTTTCAATTCTTTTTCTGTGGATAGCATTATCTTTGCTCTGACATACAAAACACTTCGCTTTACCCTTAACAGCTTTAGCCTTTCCACATCTAACACATGTGCCGGTTTTCTTGCGTTCAGCGTATAAGTTTCTTGAATACCGTTTAAATGCTTCGTTGTTTTGTCTTCGCTTATCATCACTTATTGGGTGACTGGCTCTGTATTCTGCTTTCTTAGCTAAACATTCCAGGCATATCTTTTCTTCGCCTGCAAGCTTATTTTTACGGCATTCCGGACATATCCTAAGCTGTCTACATAATTCTCTAGTTTCTCTTTGATAAGCTGTATGCTTTTCTTTACATTCTTCGCAATAAAAGCCTTTTCTATCAAGTGGCTTGCCACATTTAGGACACAATCCATTATCTCGGCGATAATTATATAATTTCTTCTGTGGACTAATTGGCGTTGTTTCCACTAAAAATCAACCTCTCATTCTGTCAATTCTATCTTGTATCTCTTTGGGTGCTTCAATATATTCTTCTACGTTTGTATTTTGACCGATAAGGGCATTTTCTTTAATTTGTAATGTATTTATATCTCTTTGGAATTTTTGCTCGATTTGAGCCTTATACGAATTTGCATTCGTCTTTTCGATAAGTGATTTAATATTGTCCGGCATACGATTTATTTCATTCGCACGCTTAACAACTGTTTCGTAAGTTCTTAAGAAATTCGATTGTATTACTGTTTCTATCGTCTGATAATCTGATGTCGCCCAGTTTTTAAGGTTGTCTGGCATGCCAACCGCTTGTCTGACTAATGGTGGTAGCTTGTTAAATTCTTCAACTGCCCCATATGTGCCATTCCGTAACGCCTTACTAACCAACCCCCAAGCTGCCATTCCGTCAAGTTCCTGTGGCTGTGATATAGTCTGTATTTTACCTATCAGCTGTCCTATGCTTGGAGCAAATCCGCTTGTATTAGAGTTGATGTATGTTTTAAGTGCGACTGATACTTGTTCATAACTGTAATTTTCCAACATCATATTCCACACATCTACTGTTTCGGATAAGTTGTTAGGCTTGTAGTTAGGGTAGCAATCACACATAATGCGAATGATTTTAACTGTTTCTTCTCTTGTCAAGCGTTGCTACCTCCTGATTCATATAAAATTTTGATACCATCTGCGTCTACATTTGAGCTTTTATTTACTATGCTTCTAAAAATATCCACATAATCACAATTACCCAAATCAATAGGGCAATTATCTAATATATTTAATATATCTTCAATAACTGCTCTTTCACTATCATTAACTGTGATTTCGTAAATTGTATCTGAATACATAATTTTTCTCCTTTACACATTATCCCAATCAATAGCACCCTTATTGAAATTCTGATTGCCTTGTTTATTAGAATTATCTTCTTTCAACTCGAACAAGCCTTGCCAGCAATGGTCTACTGACTGATTAAGAATTTTAATGGCTAAGTCATTATCTCCGCCTGATAGCTTTTCAAGGGTATTCATAGCCCTATGCAATGCCTTGTCAGTGCATATAGGTTTTTTAATTCTCTTGCGCATTGTCACATACTCGTTAAATGCTTCATCAAGTAATTCATCATCTGGATAATAACTTTTCTTTTTGGATATTACGTTAGTAATATCTTTTTCTGCATTCTTATCTTCTTTAATTTCTTCTGTTCTTTCATTCTTACTTTCTTTTAATATAGAGTTTGTTAATAGAATGTTATCTGTTTGTTGATTGTTTGTTAAGTTGCTTGTTATTTGTTTGTTATCTTGCTTGTTATCTGTTTGATACAAATTGTAGTTAACCACAGTAAATATCGTGAATTTGTTTGTTGCTTTGCTTGTTATTTCGCCTGTTAATTGTAAGTGTTTTAGCGAGGTACGAATTTCCATTACAGACAAATTAGTTTCTTTTGATAATTCAGATATTGAAGAGGGGAAAGACCCTCTTTCAATTATCTTACCTTTGTAATTTCCGTCTTTCCAATAGGCACTTATCAACATATACATAAAAAGTCTGAATGTATTAATATCGCTCCACCATTCCCACTTTAAAATCTTTCTGTCAATTTTAATAAAGTTGCCTGCCATAATTACCTCTTCAAGTTCTGTCACATTGTTACTTCACTAAATCGTTGATATTAACTCTGAATCCGTCGAATTCCTTGCCTTTACTCTTGATATAAGCTGTTGTATCAAAGAACATCAAGTTGCCACTATTGTCCGTTGCCATACTTACACCATTTCTTGTAAGACTGCCTTTGAGTAGGTCAAGGACTATCTGTATTTCCTGCTTTGTTTCGTCTTTCATTATTTACCTCTCCATATTTCCTCATCAAGAATATATTGCCTAATAAATCTATCTGCGTACTGTGGGTGTATCATTGACCTTGCTGTTTTTCTGTCTACTCCCAATGGATTATCGCTTGTAACATATCTTTGTTTCATAACCTCAACTACCTCTAATGGTTCAAAAATAAGATTATTCTTAGGTTGTAAACCAATGAACCAATATTGCGTAGGCTTTTTATAGTAATCTCCGTTCAATGTCCTGTCTTTGTCGATGACATTGGGCTTTAAGCACCAAAAATGTGTTAAATAATGCATTCCGCTAGTGCTTAATGGATTTTCTATAATCAGCCTTAGATGTTTTCTTTGACAGACAATAACAAATTTGTTAAGTATCTCATAGAACAAACTTAACTGCCTATGTCTTTTCATTGACACCTCACATTTTTGCTCAATAGTGTAATTCTTATATTGATAAGCTGTGCAGCATAAATGCCTAGGGCTTTGGTCTGAAAAATAAGTGCAAGGAAAAAACGCAAATATCAAATCATCAGGGCCTATCTTATCAAACAAACTTGGCTTACCTTGATACCCCCCCCTCTATCTCTTTAAAAAGGTCTGTAACATAGTCGGTTTCGCCAAATTCATTCTGAATATCATAGTCGTAGGCTTCAATTCCATACTTCTTGAAAGCATTCTTGAATGTTCCTGACTGTTCAAATAAACAATGTACTTTCATACTGTATCTCCTATAAAATCACTTATATTCATTTGACTGCCCTTTTCAAATACAAGCATTTCATTCTTTGCTATATTAAAATACTTTTCATCAATCTCAATTCCTATGAATTTTCTATTTGCTTGTAAACAAGCAATTCCGGTAGAACCTATCCCCATAAAAGGGTCTAAAACAATCTGATTTTCTAATGATGAATTCTCAATTAATATTTTCATCAGCTCTACTGGCTTTTCGGTATCGTGGAGATTTTTACCATTTGCATCTTTTCTTTTTATATTGGGAATCGACAATATATCGCTTGTGCCACAATTATTTATTTTTACCCCTTTCCCTTTTCTAAAAAAGAGGATATATTCAAATTGCGACATATAAAATTGCCCCATAATTTTATTTCCCTTGTTCCAAATTAAAGACTTAATAAAATGAAATCCGTATTGCTTAATACCATTCTTTTTTTCGTCCTCTGTTCTTAAATTCGTAAAACTGTTAAGCATTTTTATAAGATTAATATGATTAGTCATAACATAACAATGGCTACCATTTTTTAATATACGGTAAAATTCAGATGCATACATATCGCAATCTATATTGTTATAATTAAAAACTTTTCCTTGTTTATTTATCTTCTTTTGAAACATTCCACCACTGTTTCCTGCATTTCCCCTAGATGTTGTTGGGTATGGTGGGTCGGTAACAATTAAATCAATGCTTTCATCAGCTATATTTTTAACAACATTTAAAAAATCATCATTAAAAATTTTTACTTTTTCTTTCATTCTAAATCTACCAAAAGGAAACCTCGGTTTTATGTGCGCACAACCTATTCCTTTCTTTGATTTTTAGTTAGTTGTCTTCTTTTCTCTTAAAATCTTCACAAGACACTGTTTTACTGCAAGCGTAAAAATCTGCCCCAAGCGGATTTCTTGTTCTCAAATAGCCAAACTCACAAATGCCACAAAAGCGACTTCCCTCATTGCTTTTACAATCGTTAGGCTGTTCTTTTGTTATTTCATCAACTTTCATCTGCAATCTTTCATTTTCATTGGAAAGAGTTTCTATTCGGTCCATAAGCCAAGAATAATCTTTACTGCTCAAAATTCTCATTCTGAATCACCCACTTTCAATAAATCCATGAACTTCTCGTACTGTTTCTGTGACACCTTATTATGCTCTTTTTCTGGCTTTAAGCGGATTATAAGGTGTTTTTCTGCGATAGATGATAATTCCCTCGCTAACACCTTTTTTCCTTGATGTATGCCCTGCATATAGCTTTTAGGTGCTTTTCTCTCGCCTATAGAGCCACTAGCACGATTTTCTCCTTGACCGCCTAAACTGACATTTCTAAGCTGATAACCTTTATCAGCATATAGCTTGATGTAATACTTCTCCTTTTCGTCAAGCTGACTTTCGGGGAAATTCAGAAATTCAACTCGCCAACCATAAGGGTTTTTCTCTTTGCCATATAGCTTATGTTTGCGTAAGCTAAGGTCTATATGCTGTTCGTAGCCTACAAGGTGGCTCGCCAATCTGCTAAGTGTATGTACCGCCTGCCCGATATAAGCATACTTAAATCCGTTTTCATCTTCTCGGAGTAGAAAGTAAATCCCACTCCTGTCATTCAACTTTGGGTTCAGCTTCAATAGTCGCTTTTTATTCTCCTGTTCTATTGCCTTGGCTCTTGCTATGTTCTGATAATTCAACTGTTATCACCTGCCTTTAGCTGTTCCGCAAGCTCTTCCAGCTTAAACATATTGTCAGCAAAGATAAGCCCTGCATCTTCAACAGCCTTTGCAAAATCGTCAATAGCCTTATTTCTTACATCATCAGCTGTTACAAACTCACAGTTAAAAGTACTGCAAGTTCCTGTAGTATGATGTATACATTTATTGCAATCTCTATCCATTAATTTTACCTGCCTTTACTATCTCTATCGCCTTTTCAAGAGAAATAAGATAATTATTGCTGTTGCCGCTTCCATACAATCTTACAGAAGAGTCTGTTTTCAACTGTTCTACAACCTTATCCACATCATAGGCAGTTGGAGTTTGTGTTTCATCATTGATAATACTCTTTACGATATTCAGACCAGCATTTATGCCTTTTGCGTATGCTCCTATCTCTCGTTCTTTCTGTTCTTTTATCAGCTCTAATAATTTATCTGCGTCAATCAATCTCATTCTTCATCGCTCCAATCTAATTTTTGACCGCAATCCCAACAAAACACTGTATTCTGCCGTTCGTTCATGTATTTTTCTAAACGTGCATTTCCACAAGTAGGGCATACATAAGCATATACTTTTTTTAATACACCTCTGTACGAATCGGTTTTTCTCGGCTTCTTTGGTATCCGCTTTTCAAGTGCCTGTATTGCAATCTCTATACTTTTGATATGTTCTCCGGTATTACCTTGTGCATAACATAAATCACAGTTGTCACATAATCTTGCATTACAATCTTCATAAATACCTTTTACTTGCATTTTTTGACATTTATGATATGCTCTTAGCTTTTCTATTGCTTCATTCTTTGTCATACTCACACCTCTTTAATTAAATGGTAATCCCTCATCAGCTACATTGTCTGGAATTGACATAAAGCTGTTTAAACTAGCATTACCGCCCATAATTCCGTTATTGTTATTGTTCTGCTGATTAGCACGACTTTCGCAAAATTCGTGTCTTTCAACAACACAATCATTAGTGTAGACTTTCTGTCCGTCCTTGTTAGTGTAGTTGCCTGTCTGCCATCTACCCTCAACGATAATCTTAGTTCCCTGATGTAAATACTTCTCTGCAAACTCTCCATTCTTACCAAATGCGATACAGTTAATAAAGTCTGCTGCCTGTTCGCCCTCTTTCTTGAAAGTTCTGTCAACAGCTAATGTGTATCTTGCTACTGCCATACTTCCGTTTGCTGTCTGTGAATATCTAACATCAGCATCCCTAACAACTCTCCCCGAAATTATCACTTTATTCATATTTTTTCCTCTTGCTTTCTGAAATTCGTTTTCTAGTTTCTTCACTTCTTTTTTGCCCTGTATGATGATATATTGTGTGTGCTGAATTTGTCATCATACATAAATTTTCAATTCTGTTATCATTTTTTATCCCGTTCAAATGATGTATGCAACAATTTCGTGGCACTTCTATTCCTGTGGCTTTTTCATAAACTACGATATGTTCCATAACGTACCCACCTTTATCTGCTCTTTTATGTTCTGGCATTAATATTTGAACGTATCCTTTTCTTGTTTTCCTAACGCCGCCATTCCAATTACTAGCATTTTTACCACTTTTGGCTTTTGACCTGTTCAAAAACTCAATTTCTTCATCTCTCTTTAAATTAAGTGAATAAGCTTTTTTATAGATTGCCAAAAATGTTTTATTAGGAAATAAGGCGATTAATTCATCATTTGTTAAGCGAGAATATTTATCTTTTAATAAAAGGGCTTCCTCCTCACTCCATTTGGGATTCATAGTTATTATCTCCTTACATCTAAGTTTTCCATATTTGTTGCGGTTTCTTTCGCTTCTGATTGAAGCCATTCCATACAACTAGCTTCTCCCTCGTATTCTTCGCCGAATGTGTTCTTAAAAGTTATAAGAAACTCTGCTAACTCTTCATCCGACATATTCCTTATCCTGTCGGCATTGGTCTGTCTGTTATCGCATCCGCAACAAGGCTCATTTTCTCTTGAATTGCTGTTGTGCTGGCAGTTACAAGTGTGGTTAGTTTCATAATTCTGTATGCTTGCCACTTCTGTAAAAGCTGTGAGCATATCAGCAAAGTATTTCAGCATACTATCTCTGTCAATGTTGTTCTTATCTGCCATAGCACATACACTTGCTAATGTGTCAGTTACTATGCTCTGTAAATCTTCCATTTCTTTGTCTGTGAGATTGCTCTGCTTATCGCTCATTTTCTCCACCTCTCAATTCTTTCAGTTTTGCTTCTGCTTCGGATTCGTTCAAGAATACCGACTTGCCGATTTCACTTTCTGCAAAACTTCCTGTGATGCTTCCGCTTGAGTTTGCATAATAGAATACGGCTTCTTTTGTTGTAACAGGTTCACAAATGTATTCTTCGCATTCACCAAATGAAAAGGCTGTTATTGTATATGCACAAGGTCTGCCATAGTCATTATCCCATACTGTATCTCCCACCTTGCAAGGCAATTTGATAATTCTGCCCTGTTCCTCTAAGTCCTCATATTCTGCCAACTTTTCTAAAATCATTCTTGTTTTATCTGCTCTGCTAGTATTTAATCCGAAAAGCTTGTTGGATATATCATAAATTTTCGTTCCGTTAGGACAACTCATCACTTTTGTTAATCTCTCCATTCCTGCTCCTTTCTACCACAATGGGTAATAATTTCCTTTATCGTCCACAACCCAATAGCCTGTACTCCAAGTATTAGTTAATGGGTCGTAGACTTTTCTGCCTTTAATCATCTTTCTTGCCTTTCATATTCTTCCATAGTTGGTCTTTTTCCATCTAAATCGTTCCAACTGTAAAGTTTGTGATTCTCGTCTTGCCATTGACTTTTGTAACAATTTCTACAACTGCATCTTCCGTTTAACCAACGCATTTCTCCATAATACTCCGGCTTTCCGCAATGCTTACAAATTATAATTTTATCCACATCTTCCTCTTTTCTAAAACGGACACTCACTAGGATTTTTTAATCTTTCAAAACCGACATATCATATCCGCTTTCAATAAACTTCAATGTTTTGGCATGATTGCACCTATTTCCGAGATATGTATAAATCCGCTCCATATCTTTCTCGGTAAAGTCTGTTTCCAAAAACTGATTTATGCCGCCAAGCATAAATCTGTGAAATTCATCATTGCTCCGTTTGGTGTTATATGGTTCCGTCTTGTATGCAGGTCTTGATAGCCATTCCAAAACTTTACACTTTACATCTGTTTCATTTTCACAATCTTTTAAACCGAAATATGTATTGCTTTTAATATGTGCTATAAACTCTGCGTTATGATTTATAACGCTATTAGGAAAACAATTCATTAACTTTGTAACTATATCCCAACTAATCAAAACGGACATTCATCTCCTTTCCTAAGAACCCATTCTTTATTAGGCTCTGCAACATCCACATTTGCCCCACGAGCGACTTTTTTCATCTTCTCGATAAAACTATCACTATCAGAATTTTCACTTGATAGATGGCACATTATGACGTTCTGCAAGCTATCTGAATAATTTGCCTTGACAAAATCACAAGCTGTGTCAATGGATAAGTGACCTCTGAAAACGTGATTAGCTTTGCCTGTGTCTCTGTCGATTAAATCCTTGTCATAATTCACGCCTAAGAGGATATGATTTATGCCTTTAAATTTCCACTTGACAACCTCACAATCGGTTATATAAAGCATTCTTCCCATTTCCGGGTGAGTAATCAGAAAGCCATATATCGGGCAAGGTTCGCCATTTGCATCTGTATGTGTCCAATTTCCGTCTATTGTTGTTAGGTCAAATGCCTTAACTTTAAAACCGCTAAATGGTATCGTGTGATAACGATGTATGCCCTCGTGTTGTGCGTATTGTATATATGGTGCATGAATTGGTATTCCCATTGACTCAAAATCGTTTAATGACTTGCTATGGTCTAGAGGTGGGCGTGACTTATAATCACACCCTTAATCCCCCTTATATTCCAATTCAAGCCTTTCTTAATCTCCTTAATCGGTATTCCGCAATCAAGGATAAGTGTTTCTCCACTGTTGGAAGTTAGCAGATAGCAATTTCCAGCTGACGATGAGCCTAAGCATTTTAATCTCATACTCACACCTCGATTTCATCATCCTGTGGGAACTGAAAGTACTCTGTTGTAGCTTTCCGGAATTGTTCCTCACTCAAAATACGCTGTACTTCTTCAAAGCGCTTTGAACTGGCTGTGCAATGATAAAACACATTATTTTCATACACTTTTCTAAGCATTTCCATAGCCTTAAGTGCCTTTGCGTTGGTTGAGTATTCAGCAATTTTTACACTTGGTGCGTATGAGTTTTGGCAATATATACGTGCTACTTTTGCATCATATTTAGCACCAATAACAAATAATTGATAATCATTATATGGAACATCTAATGCTCCGTCCTGCGAAATTATTCTCATACTCAATCTCCTATTCTGCCTGCATAAATGGCGGTAATGTGTTATCTTCTGCCTGTTCTTCGGTTACTTCCGTGGCTGTGCCCTCGATAATGTCGCTTTCTTCAAAATCAACGCTGTTTGCGTTTTCTTTAATCTCATCAGCAACAACCTTTTCTGTATCAAGTTTCACATCTGATATATTCTGAAATTCTTCCTGCGCATATAACCCTTGAAATCTGTCCGGGAAAGCTTCTCTCAAAGCCTGTACAACAGCTACTTTTCTAATCATTGTAGCTGGTTTTTTCGCCCATTGACTATTGAGCGAGCCGTCTTTTTTTCTTCCTGCATACTCATCAAAGCCTACTGACTGATACTCGTCCTCTTTTCCGTCGATAAAGATTTTCGCCCAGCCGCCTACGATAGTTTCGTTAGGTAAAACCATTGTTCCCTCTCGTTCTTCAACTGTTCCGTCCTTTTTAATTACAACGATTCCTGCTTTCTTTCCCTTATATCGTGGGTCTGCATTGGCTCTCTTTGTGAAAACATCTTTTCCGGTAACTATTGTGGCTGGGTCGTTACTTCCGTACTTAATAAGGTATGCTTCTCTCAAAAACGGATTTAAGTGCTGGTATCTGCATAATGACATAAACATCATTACTTCTCCGTCAGATACATTACCGCCGCCATTTACAAGATATCTTCTTATCATTGTTGGAGAAATTTTTACCATTTCTCCATTTGATTCATATTCAACTAACTGTGTATTCTCTGCCATAATTACTTTCCTACCTTTCTCCACTTAAAATCTGACCGACAATCTGTCTTAATTCGTTGCTAACCCTGCTTACAGTCCAAAAATCCGTAGTATCAAATGCGTGAGCACAATCAAATCCAATGTACCACTTGTTTTTATCATCAATTTCAAGCGGACTAGGTGCTTCTTTGTTTGCATATGTAATGCCGCCGTGGCAATTTATACTTGCTGTATTGATAGGCAACCTTTTGGAAACCTGCACATATCCACATCTGTAACAGTTGTCGCCCATATGCCGCATTATCACATAACAGTTAAAGCCATTGAAATTGAATGAGCGTTCTAATATAGAAGTCATATTATCCCTCCACAATCTCTAATTTCTCACTATCATTAACAATCAGCATAATCAACTGACTATCTACCATTTCAGCAACTTTTTTCTGATTATCTTCATCTAAACTCTCACTATCGTCTAAAATAATAGGCACTGATATGCCACTAATTTTCTGAATAGAATTACAAATATCAACTCTGCCTAAAATCCTGTTACCCTTGTTAGACATAGTTGTTAAAATGCTCTTTCCGTCAACAGTAGGTATGCAGCAACTTTTGTAATTGCCATTCTTAGCATATTCAAATAACTGCCACTTAACTAACCCAAAGTGGCTGTTTACCGCTTCTGTCAAGGCTTCATTCTTTGCCTTATCCAGTTCGTCAAGTAAATCAAGGATTTTCTCGGCATTAGCCTTATTCTGTTCAGAATCAACCCTTGTCTGCTTTAATTCTTCAAGTCGCTGTTCGTCTGCTGCCGTATCAGACTTTGCAATCTGGCTTTCACATTCTGCTAACTGCTGCCTTAAAGCTGTTTCCTGTGCCTTTAATTCTGCCTTAACTGCCGAAATATCATTAGCCTTGTGCATAGCCTGTTCCTTTTCGGCAATCTTCTGTTCAAGTGCCTTATATTCCTCGGTGGCTGATACATCAATCTCCTGTTGAAGTTCTGCTAACTGCTTTTCAAGGTCTGCTAAATCAACTAAATGCTTTTCTAACTTCTGCTTTCTGTCAGCCAATTCCTGTTCAGCTTCAACTAACAATCCTTTGATTTCATCAAGCATTTTCTTAGCTGTGTTGCCCTTATCGGTAATTCTGCTAAGTTCAGTTTCTTTATGTGCCTTAAAATCTGCCTTTAGTTTCTCTTTCTTTTCCTCTGGGTATTCCTGTTTACAATAAGGGCAAATAAGATTATTCTCGTCAAATACACGCTCTTTTTCAGTTTTCCATTCGGTTCTGCTATCATCAAGTGTTTTCTGATATTCAGCTATCTTGTCCTTATCAAAACTAACAACATCTTCTGCGTTGCTGATTGACTTCTTGCTATCCTCAATCACATAATTAAGGTTACTAATCTGTGATTCAAGTTTTCGCCTAGCCTTAACATTTTCCTCATTAGCCTTGCGAGCCATATCACTAAGTTCAAACTTCAAATTGAGGATATCCGAACTAGCCTTGTCATATTCAGCCATCAGCTTGTCATTGTCTGTCTGCTTTGCCACACAATCAGCAATCTGTACTTTAAGGCTGTTTTTCTGTAATTCAAGGCCAGATACTTCAATAGCCTGTTTAAGCTGCACATCACGCTCTTTCTCTTCAATCTGCCCTTTTAACTTTTCGGCATTATCATCAACATCTTTTTTGATTTTATTTTTCATAGCACGTATTTCTTCGTATGTGTATTTTTCAAGAAGTGGTACTAATTCGGCAAGTTCGCTTTTAGACTTTGCCATATCAAGGTCGGTTGTTTTCTTTACTAAACTGAAAAGATATTCTCTCATTTCCTTTGGCTTCTGATTGAGAAATGCATTGACATTACTGCACATCTTAAATACATTCATATCGATATCAAGATATGCGTTGAAATCCTTTAAAGTCTTAGGCACATCATTGACGAAATACTTGTTATCATCCTTATAGCCTGTCTTATCCTTGTTATAGGTACGAACCTGTACTTTCTTCATAGTTACTTCTTTTCCGTCAACATCAAGTGTAAGCTCAACACTTGTATCCATATCATCAACAGACTTTCCGTCAACTTCTCGTCTGACAACCGGATTATCCTTTAACTCATAATCACAGTTAAACAAGCACCACAGATAAGCTGTGGCAATAGTTGACTTGCCCTTGCCATTCTTAGTCATAATCTTTGTAATGGCATAAAAATCAAACTCTGCGTGTGCGTAGCACATAAAGTTTTCAAGAACTACCTTTTTTAAAATCGCTCTTTCCATAAACATATCCTTTCTTTATTTATATATTCATAATGAATACATCATCTTCTATTGAGAAGTTATCAACTGTCTTATCTGCCAGATAATGCCGTCTGTCAAGTTCATCAAACGTGCCATCAAATATAACACCTTGAACTGGATGCCATACTTGACAACGCTTTTCATTATCTGCTGCCATAGCAGCTAATTCCGAAACTGTAATATCACTATTCATCAGCATTCTCCTTTTCCTCTACAATCTCAACTCTGCCTACTGATACCTCATAAGCTACTCTGTTTTCGATTTTGTCTTCACTTATCTTCTTTGTATAAGGTCTTGACTGAAACCTACCTGTCATTTCTATATGTGTTCCTACTGGCAAGTGACCGACAAACTTAGCTGTTCTGCCCCAAGTTATGCAAGGTATATAGTCTGACTTGCCATATGCTCTGTTAACAGCTATGAGAACATTTGTTATTTCTCTTCCAAGTGGTGTTACCCTGTATATAGGTTCTTTGCAAATAAAACCTCTAAGAACTACATCATTATTAAAAGGTAGTTCTTCCTCGTTTTCATATATTTCTATAATTTCAGTAAAGATTGCTAATATCAGCTTGCTTTTTTCACCTATATGCTCATTGTAGCTTCTTATTCTTCCTGTAATCATTACGCAAGCACCTGCTTTTAATTCGTTCATATCTACAATTCTTTCAGATATAAGGACAGGAAGTGTATCTACTGCTCCGCTAACCCTGTCAATAGAAATCATCATCTTAAAGAATTTTTCTCCAAAAACTTCGTGATTGAAAACTGGTTCTTCTGCAACTAACCCAAAAACTGTAATATTATTATTTCTCTCTTTCATCTTTAGTTCTCCTCTCTCTTTTCTACAAATCCAACAACTTTACCGCCGTCAATAACTGTATACATATCTTTTTTCTCGTACATATCAATGCAATCCTGTACTGTTATTACTTTCTCGTTTACCTGTTTCATATTGTTCAATCCTTTCTTTTCTCTTTGCCCTTGCCATTGTCAGAACGATACAAGCCAGTTCTAAAAACATCCCGAATATCGTTCCTAGCATAAATCCCTGTATCATAGCTTATATCTCTCTTTCATTATTGTAGGCAGTTCGTAGCAGTCGATAAAATCGTGAGTGTCTGCTATGTACTCCTTTTTAAGTCCACTCAAACCACACCCGTATTCGTGCTTTAACTGCCCTAAAATATCTCTTGTAACTATGCTCCTTAATGGCTCACAATGTTTATTTCTTCCTAAGAGGTAACTTGTTCTTCTGCCAATATGTGCCAGGATTTCAAGCTTTTCTACCTCATTAATCTGCTCGCCTTTTTCAGAAATAATAAATATCAATCTGCTAAAACTCCTTTCCTTAAAAGCTCATACTTATCTGTGCATTAGCTGCATTTACCTGTTCAGCAAGTGCCATAGGTAGCGCATAATCGTCTATAAACTTGTGTACATTATCAATGTACTTTCTTCTTATGCTCTTATATGTTGTTACGCAACCAAACTCACGTTTTAACTGCTTATATATGTCAGAATATACCGAACTGCGAATACTGCCGTTCTTATAGGCTTCGCTATCCTTGCCACCAAGTACAATTACGCCTTTTCTATTAACGTGCTGTTTGACCTCATCAATCTCACAGCCGTAAAGAGGTGTGTTATCCTTAAGCTCTGTCATATCTTCTTTGATAGAGTTAACAGCCTGTTCAAGTTCTGTATAGCCCTGTGCTAAAAGCTGTATCTGACCGCCTGTTGTTTTTGGCATACTATAACTGCCTGTCTTTCTGATTGACGGAAGGACCTCTGATGTAACCCACTTACGAAACTTCTTAGCATTGGGTTTGTCACTTCTAAGAATTACTGCGTACAAACCACTTTCTGTTATGAAGTTTGTCTCTCCTTGACGCCCTAAGTCTAGCTTAGTGCGTTCATCATCATCCAATCTCTGCGCAACCATTGTTGGATTACTCATTTCCAATGCCTTGCACACATCAGCCAAGCAGAACATAGGTTCATCATCTTTAGTAATGGTTCGGATTTCTCCAAACTCTGAATTGCTAAAAATCTGTAACTCCATAAATATACCCTTTCTTATCTAACCCATTTTTCAATCGGAATTTTTGTTGCTTCTGCAATCTTCTGTATAGTAGTTAATGTTGGAGATGACATACTATCTTTCCAACGACCACACGTTCCATTACCAATGCTGCACATTTTCTCAAATACTGATATTGGCATTTTCTTTTCGTTGCAATATTCAGTAACCTTATCATAAAAATTTTTATTAATATCTATTTTATTCTGCTGTGTCGTAAAAGCTTCATAAGCCTTGTCAATTCTTGCGGCTACCGGACTGTTTTCTAGCTCTACAAGTGCTCTTAAAGCTGAAATTTCTAATTCTGCCTTTTCTTTTGCAGATATGTCGCTTTTTCTTGCTTTTTCTAAATCCTCAAGTATATAGTTTTTTAATAAATCAATCTGAACTTCATTCATTGTTATTACCTCTCAATCTGTAATTTGTGATATAATCCTCTTATTCTATTGAGAAAAGAGGTGAAAATATGGATAATCATTACTCTGAAACATTTAGTACATACGACACTGTAAACTGTGGTACATATGTATGTATGCAGTGTGGTAACGAAAACGACAACGGAATTGTTTCTATAAAACATCGTGGTGAAACATTACCAGAGTGCGATGAGTGTGGATATACTACATGGATTAAAATAATGTAGGGTTTTTAAACACTCTTTCTTCCTCTGCGAGTGTTTGGTTCGTAACCGCCAAGTTATCATCAACCAAATGCTCAATGAGGAAAGTTCTTTTTATAACTCTTGTTCCGTTTTCACAAACCTGTGAAATATGCAAATACATCTTCCCATTTTTTTGAAATGGAATAACAAATGTACTCTGTAAAAATTTCCATTTCACAAAATGCTTATTCAAAAATATGCTTACACATTTTTTAATTTTACTCATTCTTACTCCTTTCCAGTAACTTGTGAAGTTACTTTCTTTGCAAAAAAAATCTCCATAGGATTTTCAATATTCAAATTATCAATCATAATCTGAATTTCGTTACTGCCAAAAACGCCCTTGTGCATTCGTAAATAGAAAGTCTTGGGTGTTACACCTATCATTTGTGCAACTTCTGTCTGCGTTTTTCCGTTTTCAGCAATAATCCCACGAAGCTTATTTGTATCAACCATCTTCTCATCTCCTTTCCAACTTCGTAACTTTTGAAGTTACTCTTATTATACACCGCAAAAGTAACTTGTCAAGTTATTTTTTTCTTGACTTGTAACTTTTTTGTGCTATAATCAAGTTACCGATAGGAAAGGAGGAAACACTAATGATTAAAACTGTTGGAGATAGGATTAAGGAACAAAGAGAGCTTAACAATATGTCACAAGTAGAGTTGGCTAAAAAGATGGGCGTTTCTAAACAGACATTATATAAGTATGAAAACAATGCCGTAACAAACATACCAAGTGATAAAATTCAGATTGCTGCACAGATTCTTGATATTTCTCCATCATATTTAATGGGGTGGGAAGATAATTTATCTACTGATAATGCTGATATCATTCCCGACTTAATGTCAGATAAGAAAATGTTGGATAGTGTTAAGAAGTTAATGAAACTTAACAAAGAACATCAACAAACTATATTTGACAATATAGCCTATTGGTATGAGAAAGAGGGGCATTAAATGCCCCATTTCTTTTTGAATGATATAATTAATTCATATAAAAACTTTAAAAATCTTTTATTATTACAGTTATTGACTGTTTCTATTATTATTCGCCTGTATTCCTCATTACTCATAAACCTGCGCTCCCCTCTCTTGCCCTTGCACGTTTGATAGCGATACGATTATTATAGAACACACGTTCTATAGTGTCAAGTGTAGCGGCGATATTGCCAACGCCAATCAAACAATATCGCCTGCCAGAACTTGAAAATGTTTAAGGGTCTTTTCTCAAAGACAAGTTTATTATACATTTATCGTTAGTATATTTCAAATACTTTCGGTCGTGTTATTCTGACACTATTCGACAACTAACTGGAACTTGTCGATTGCATTACCCATAACACCTGCATATCCGTCCATTCCATTCGATGTTTCATCGTCTATCTGCTCTGGATAGAAGTTGCGGTTGTTGAATACAGATACCATATACTTAGCATACTTCCAAGGCTCACCCTCTGGTGTATAGTAGATGATTTCTACGGCATCTATTGGTGTACGCTGGTCACCTGCAAAGCCATTCTCAAAATCATCATAATCAAAGCCAGTAACATAAGGAAGCCAATCGCCACCTTTTAAGTGAACTCTGTACTTAACTGAACCTCTGCTGACCTTAACAATAAGTGCTGTGATAGCTTTATTGTCGCCTGCACCAGCCCAATCTTCTCTATCCTCTACTTCGCCCCACCACCTATCTGTATAAGCGGCATATGTAGCATATACGTGTTCATCTGTGTTATCCTCTGCATTGTCTTCTTCGCTGTTATCTTCTGTATTATCTTCATCATTATGAAAGCCATAAAATTCTGATAAGTCGCAAACTCCATCTACACCGTCAATTCTTGCGCTAGAAGTATACTGCCACCCCGCAAGATAATGGTCGATACTGGGTATCTTATCTGCATTAACATCATCATTTAACTGCATTTCATCATAGCCTAAGTAATAACGTGCTATCCAGAACGGACAATCTAAATCGCTAGGGTTTGTATAAGGCTTGATGTAGCTACCATAGAATGATAAGCCAGTATATACACCGAAGTCATATCCTGCACCCTCAATAACCTCTTTGTAAGCCTTGATAATGTCGATAAGCTCTGAACCCAAGTTTTGCATACAAGTATTTTCAACATCCATCCAAACTGTCACCTTACGTCCGTCAAGCACTTCAAGCACTCTGTTAGCCGCCGCAATAGCTTCTTCTACTGTTGGTGTGTATACATAATTGTATACACCGCAGATATGCACACCTGCTAACTGACAGCCTTTCCAGTTATTTTCAAACTGCTTATCTGGGTCAAAATCACGTCTGATAACCTTAAGGATAGCGTGAGTAAGTCCTGCCGCCTTAACTCTGTTCCAGTCAACTACACCATTCCACGCTGAAAAATCTCCACATTTAATCATAACTAAAATACCTCGCTTTCTACTGCCCCTGTTATATTTACATCTGAACTAACTATGTTATCTCCTGTGCTGTATGTTGCCTTGTATGTGTTTTTAACACCGTCAAGAAAGCTCTTAAGCTCGCTGTCTAGTGCTGTATCATTTGCTAAGTATGCCGCAAAATCATTAAAGCTGGCTGACATACTAACTGTGCCACTTTCGCTGATTGTAGCTGACAGATAAGCCACCTGTTTAAGTGTTCCGTCTGAGTTTTGAACAGATAATGTTCCGTTCTTCTGAATTGATGAGTTGATGTCTAACATTGTGTTTTACCTCCTAATTTGTATTAAAAAAGGACACCCGAAGATGTCCTTAATTACTTAATTGCTTTTCTAATTTTTTAATTCGCATATTCTGCGATTGTACAGTTGCAACTAAATCCGCTATTAATTCATCATAACGTAATGCGTATCTTGCTGTTAATTCTTTAGTTGTGTTTCCGTCTTCATCCGAAACTTGTATCTCGTAGTTATCGTCATTAACTTTTTTATCTATAAATAAACCCCAATCGCTATCGCCCATTTTTTCTTTAACTTCTTGTGCAATAAAGCCGTGGTGTAATCGGTTGGAAGTACCATCTTTCATCCTAAATTCGCTTGGAATTAAGCTATATATAAAGTCAGCAGTCCGTTCTATTTCTAATGCCTTAATATCTTTTTTTACATTTCTGTCGGAGTCCGAAGCTATTGTACCAATAAAACCGCCCATTGCAGTAATTGAATACTTAGCAATCATAGAACCCATTAAAGAAACTTCTGTCTGTGAGTAAAAATTTTTAGAAGTATCATTATTATAAATTCTAACATTTGTTGCAACTTGCGTATCCGAATTAGGATTGTTGCAATAAAAGTTTGCAATTTGAGGATTACCATCACCGCCTACATTAAGACCTTTAATTGCAAATAGATTACCATAAACACTCAAATCTTGAGTTAGCATATTGCCATTGCCGTAAACAGTCCACAGAGGAGAGAGTTTTTGCGGATTATTCCCTGCTTGAATTCCTTTTTGAATAGAATATATCCAAGTACTATCGCCGGAATTTTGCTGATAAGGTGATATCCATACACGTCTTAAGTATCCATCATTTGCCAAAGTGTCCGCTTGCAAATATCCCTCGATGTTCCAATCTCCAATTTTTCCGCTTGTTAAATATCCAGTTCCAGATATAATAGCGTTGCTTGCATACATTAATCCGTCAGCTCGTACATACCATTTTTCTTTCCAGTTTTCTGATATTGAACTTCCTTCATTTGTTAATGTAGCGAATACCCAATCCGTTCCTTTTGATGGAGTTGTCATTCCTACCCAATACTTGCTATCTGGCGTAGTAGAATTAATAGAATTATTAGCTATATTCCACTGCGCAATCTTTCCATAATTTGCAATTATATTATTACTTGTTATTGTTCCATCAGCGGTAATGCTGGTATTAGTACTGCTAAGTGTAAACCTATTACCACTAAGGTTAAGACCGCCACGCGCCGTTATATTGATTGTGTCTGCAATAGCTTCGATAGCGCTCTTAAGTTCGCCTGTTTTAGGGTCTTTTTTGATGTATAAATCAAGACTTGTTTTGGTTGCATAACTTTTTAAATCGCTCGACTTAGCGTAAGTTCCACTAAGTGCCAAACTAATACTTGAACCATTATCATTAATCTCTTGTGTAATCTTGTTAATCATAGTAGTTGTTGTACTATAATTATCTGTCAGATTTTTCTTTGTTTGTGTTAATTCCGTTGATATGCTATCAAGATTAATCTTAAGGCTAGCGTTCTGATTAAGCATATAGGCTAATTGTGTGTTAGATACCTCTTTCCAGCTCCAATTACCTTTATCATCTTTAACCCATCGCCAAGTTTTTTGAGCTGTTTCATTGTATGCTATTGCTCCGTGATGTTTAGCATATTCATCATTGCTAAAAGTCCATACGAGGTTATTACTAGGGTATAAATCATTTGCTGGGTAAATCGGTATGTGCCAGTTCATAGCTGGATAATTATCTTTGTTAGGTGTTTCCGTTACTGTATACACCATAAAGTTATCGTTCGTTTGTTGATATAAGTCGGATAACGTAATTTCGTAGCTATCTAACTTCTGATTAACAGTAGAAAACTTAGTCTGAATACTTTCAGTATCAACATTGCTAGTCCACCACAGCTTGTTAGTGATAAAATCACTAGCAACTTTCATCATACCGCCCCATTGCGTGTAATCCTTGTCAGCGCCAGTCTTGATAGCTTGCATAATAACATTAAGTGTCTGCCCCTCGTTGTCCAGATAAATTTTATTACTCTTAAGTGTATGTGTGTTATCGTCATTGATAACATTGAATAGTGTTTCAATATCTAGCTTGCTTGCATTGATATTAGCATTATCTTGAACAATATCATCACGAACAACTTTTCTTGTAACGCCTTTTTCAGTAAGTCCTAAGGCATCAAACATAAGATTGCCAGCTTTATCCCAGACATACATATTGTAGTCTGAATTAGCGTCCTTACCTATTTGAACTCTTATTCTGTCAGTATCTTTGATGATAATTGTATTGTCTTGCCAATAAGACATTCCATTTTCACTATGAACCTTAAATTTAGTAGTATTAAGGTCAAGTGCTGTAATCTTGCTTGCAGCTATACTGTCAATCATAGCGTCCTTAATCTGTGCATTGCCGATAACGCTTACAACCGCATTAGCGAATTCTGTTGTTAAGCTTTTACCTGTCGCAGAACCAAACATTAAGGTCTTAATGTCTGCTACATCTGCGTTTAACACACCTACATGTGCATAATCCGCTTGTAACTTAGCAATATTAGCTTCATTAATCGTTGCCTTATTTGCTGTTAAAGTAACAATAGTTGCTGTGACAGCTTCAATCTTATTAGCTTTTAATTGGTCAATATACGCTTGATGTGCTTTTAAGTTCTCAATATTAGCCTTAGTTATATCAGCATTTTCAATAACTGCCTTGTTGATTAAGACTAAATCGGCGTAGTATCGTTCCATTTGCTTAGTAATTGGACCGCTAGCGATATTGCTGTTTTCTGTGTCAGATTGTCCGATAGATGTAACTGTGTCCATCAAACCACCGTCACATTCGTGCTCAATCTGCATTATTGGTACTTTGTAATCAACACCGCCCTTATTAACAGTTATAATGTCGCCTACTTCTAATCGCCAATCGCCTAAAAATTTGACAGTTAGCGGTCTGAACTGAAAGCCACCTATCTTGTTATAAATCTCATTTAAGTTAGCTTGTGTCATAAATGGATTAGCAAAGCTAAGTCCTGTCGTTCCGTCGCCGGCAGTTATCTCACTTGTTTTGCTATCGCCAGACTTTGTATTGTTGCAAGTCAGTTTCCTTATAGTAAAATCCTTGCTAGTAGTAAAAGTAACCCCTTGTTGATAGTATTGGTGTCCGTCAAGCACGTAGCCGCTATCCTTATACCATTTAATTTCAAGGTTTCCGTCAGAATTAATAGCCGCATTGCCGCCTTGTAGCATAGCCATATAGCCAATCATTTCACGCATTGTATAACCTTGTGGCTTATCTGTAATTGTATGTGTGTTTGTTATGCTAGTTGCTAACTGTATACCTAATTTTGTACAGATTTCCTCTAAAATAGCCTTGTCCGTGCTAGGATAAGTCAATTCAGAAAAATAACCTTTTTCAGCTTTGTACATCTTGTCATAAGCTGTGTACTTGGTGTATTCGCCATTGCTTTCTTCTTTAGTTACAGTAAATATACCTATCTGTACATACTCAATTCCGCTATTACTTTTAACGCCCTCAAAAATAGTTATGTCCTTATTTTCAAGTGTGATTTCTGGATTATAAATAGAAAAGGTAACACTGCTACTGCAAGTGTTACCTATGGAAATGCTATTATTCGGATTGATTATATTACTGTACTTAAACTCATTAAGTGTCTGATTGTATTCTTTTCCGTCAACTAAATATTTGCTGTAATATCTCGCATTAAGCAAGTTAAATTCAAGTGGAAATACAATATCGCTTGGATATAAGCTGTTTGACTGATATAACAGGTTCGCATCCCAATTAATATTTTTCATTAGGTTGCTCCTTTCTGATGATTAATCGTTAATCATAAAGCTGAGTGCGATAATTTTAGCTGGCTCAATAGCTTCGCAACTATCAAATGCGCTTATATCAACTTTCGTGTATTCAGATACTTCTATCTCCTGTTCTCCTAGTTCTTCAAGTTCTGATTTTATCTTATCGCTGTCACCTTTATTTTCCTTGTGTATCTTTTCTATTGTTTCTACTACTGCCTTAAAGTGTGGCTCTAATGCCTTAATGTTAGACAAAATGATAATTGCTAATCTGCCACCCATTTTAAGCTGTGCTATACTTGCAAGTGCTTCATAATGTGCTAAAACTTCATTTCCTGTTATTTTCATAGTTAATCTCCTTATTTCTGAATTAAACTTAATTTTGCTCCGACTATAAGTCCGTCCTCATTCTTTGCCCTTGTGAGATACGGATAAGTCACATCTCCTGTGTATATTGTCATTTCCTTTTGCTGACCGCCTAAAAATAGGACTTGTGCTGTTGGGAATGGGTTATTAACATCACTTACTACATCATCAAGTATTTTGGCTTGCTGTCCTGTTAGCGGCGGTAATTGTATCTCTACCTTATCCTTAAGACACACCAACGTACCAACCAAATCTCCAACATCATTTCTTCCAGTATTTTTAGACCAAATTTTCGCCCTTGTGTATGTGTAGCCGTTGTAAGCTACTGGGAATGTCACCCCCTCGATAATTACAGCACTTATCATTCAATCGCCCCTTTCTACCTAAAAATAGGTAACAAAAAGGAACATATCATCTCTGATACGTTCCCTTAGCTTTATATATTTATATTTTCAAGTTGCCCCTACTGCTAACATTTTATTTCAATACCCATTTTGAATTTTTATTCATTAACTTCACTAAACAATTCTTAATTTTTTACAAAATACGCTGCGTTAATTATTATGGTTTCACCTTTTGTATGTGCCTTATTATCAGTCATGTCAATAGTACAGGTACGACTGCTTGTACTATAATTTAAAAAACCTAGCGAAGGGATTGTTCCTACACAAATTGTACAAGCGGTGCCAACAACATAATAATCAGCATTATTAATCGACAATAATGATTGTAGCGTATTAGGTAAATCCATCAGCAGTTCACATCTTACATGAAGCTGAACAAGTCCATCTTGTCTATATGTTGCTTTTTTATATGTTATATTTACTCGTCCTTGATAGGCATTAATAAAGTTTGATATATCTTTATAAGTCATTATATTGTTGTTCAACAGAGCAACATCTGCATTAAGCCGTCCTGTGTTACCAGTATAAGATACAAAATCATCATGCGTTGCGTTAAGATTTGTAGTTATCATTGGTTTTTTATTAAGATTATTTGCTGTAGTACCTTGTGCAAAATACATATGTATTTGCAATATTGGTTTATCTGCATCAACTTCAAAAATATCGCCATCGTGTAGAGTTTTAACCCATGCATTGTTAGATGTTTGTTGGTATCCGAGTGCATCGAGCAGTTTGTATTTTCCATACTTTAACTTTATAGTGCTAAATGCAAATTCTGTTTCTGCTGTTGCAGTACCAATGAACGTGTACGTACCATCATTGTTATTTGTGCAAGTTACTCCATTTTTGGTAGTTGTTTGCAATGTTGGTTTTAATAAATTAGTGCAAATATTATTAGTTATATTGTTGTTGTTTAGCTCACTTATCATATTGTTATTATTCTTAATGCCATCTTCCATATGATTAAGTCTGTCTGGACTTAATGGAGTACCGCCGCTAGTGCCAGCTTTCCACGCTTGCTTTATGTATTGTATAAAATTCATAGTAAAACCTCACTTTCTAAGCACACAAAAAGGACACCTCACAATTAAGTGAAATGTCCTTGTCATTTTGCTATTTATTTGTTATTATTGACGTGAGCAACTTATATGTACTCATATGTGCTAATCAGAACAGGTCTACCCAACTTGTTCTGATTTTTTTATTCTACTTTTAATGTCAGCTTCATAAGTTTCTTACTTGAACCCCAAGCTGTCACTTCTAAATCAACGTCACTCTTATCTTCTAGTATGTATATCCTAGCAACTGTAATATTCGCACCTGTCTGCAACTCTCTTGCCGCATTGTTATATTCGTCAACATCAAAACTAGCTAACGGATAGTCAAGTTCCTTGCCGTTCTGAAAGCAAGTGACATTATAGTTGTAAATAAATGCTTCGTTGTCTTTTGAGTTATTTGTAAAGTCAAAATAAACAACAACAACTTCTCTATCATTGCTATCTGTAATTACTTCGTGTTTGAGGTATTTAAGCGTTGTATCATTATTCGTTGCTGTGTCTGTATCTTGCTGTGTTGTACTAACTTGTTTTGTAGCATTAGCATTGTTACTGCTGTTACTGCTTCCGTTGCTAAAAGCGACTATCAGAAATAGTACAAATGATACTATTGCAAAGTAAGAGCCTAAGTGTCTTTGTGACTTGTCGCCTTTACTTTTAATTAAATCCACAATAGCCAATATAAAACCTATTGGGATTGTGAATATAAATAGTGCTGTTACTGCCGCCGCTATGCTTAGTTTACTGTCTTTTTTCTTTGCTTTCTTTTCTGCCATATTATGTTGCCCCTTTGCTTTTATTTTATAGCAAAAGAATAACACAATATGCAAATCTTATCAATATGGAAAAGCCGCTTGCCCTGTCATATTAGTATAGTTATTAGCTTTATACTGTACCATTGTAAACAATTTATCAGCGTCACCTTGTAGTGTTACATTGACGTTATTGCTACTTTCTGCCATAGCCGCCCTAACAGCATTATAAACTGCTGGATAAACTGCATTAGCAATACCTGTTGTAATTTCTTGCTGATTGGCTACCGCTGTTCTTCCGTCCATAGTACCAACCATTTCGGGTGCAACTTCATTAGCAACGAACAACTGTCCTTTGTTTGGGAATCCACCATTTGCATAAAAGTCAACGCCAATATGAGGTACTTCTGGAGGCATAAGACTAAATTCGCCCTCAATGCTAAAATGTGGCATTTTAATATGAGGAAATCTAAGCGATAAGTCGCTCCACCAATCCTTTAGGTCGTACCATAAATCTCGTATATAACTAAAGAAATCTTCTATTGCAACTGATATTCTGTGAAGTTCTGGCTTGCTATCCCACCAATCGAGTACGTTATACCACTCGCTTTTAAGTCCTTGCATTATTCCGCTTGCCATATCGTTCCATCTGTCTGCTGTAAAGTAAGGTGCTACGTGGTTATTCCACCAGTTATATATGCCTGTGCCGCTCCACCAGTTAGAAAAACTATCCCAACTGTTAGATAAGCTATTCTTAATATTTTCACCTAAGTTGCCCCATCTTTCTTTAGTAAAATATGGTGAGACATTATCATTCCACCAATTATATATTCCTGTGCCACTCCACCAATTATTGAACGAAGTCCAACTATCAGTTAAGCTACCCTTTGCGTTATCTCCAAGAGATTGCCATTTTGCTTTTGTAAAATAAGGTGCTACGCTATTGTTCCACCAACCTACGATAGCTGTATTGCCCCACCAATTAGAAAAGCTATTCCAAGCATCGCTTAGTGACGTTTTAGCATTGTCACCTAATTCTCCCCATTTTGCCTTAGTAAACCAAGGTTCAACACTTGTAGTCCACCAATTTGCTATATCATCTTTATGCCCGAATGTGATAGTTTCTATTACTCCGTCAATAAAACTAGGTAAATCTTCAAATGGTGCTTTTATAAGATATGCTAATTGGTCGAACATTGACATATCTATTTTCTCGCCTGTTAATTTTTCATTGAGCCAATTGCCTAAATTAAATCCAGCAATAGCAGCTACTATTCCGCCTACTATTCCGGCACCTATAGTTAAGCCTATTTCTGTTGCTGTTCCTGCTCCTATAATAGTGCCTATATCTGTTGTAAGTAATCCGCCTATTCCTGATATTATACTGCCTGTTCCGAATGATTTTAAAGCACCTTTAATACTTGTTCCTATTACTGTAGCAAGTTTCTTTTTCAAAACACTTCCTAATCCTGTAAATTTCAATGCTGCTATAGCCGTTATTAAGGTTGTTTCAATTGGTGCTGCCGTAAATGAACCACTCCATAATTCAATAGCTGCCTTAATGGCTTGCCATAACACATTACCAAGGCTTGAAAATATTTCAGCCCAATTAAGTCCAGCTAAATACTCTCCTATATTATGTCCAATTGTATACCAAGGAACATCATCTATAGCCTTTGCAAACCAATTAAAAATTCCTGCCACAAGGTTAGATGTATCTTGCCCTGCCTTAAAGAAATCGCCAACCGCGAAATCTTTAAAAATCTGTTTGACAGGTTCAAGTGCTTTCTCTATCTTATCAGCCCAAGCAACTGCCGAATTTTCCATATTGGCAAATGCTTTATTCCACGCCGCTTCATATTCTGCCGCTGCCTTAGCAATATCGTCTGTCAAATCAATAGTGCTACCGCCGCCACCGCCGCTTGAACCCTTGCTTGAGCTTGTATCGTCCTGTAATTTATTTATTTCATCAAATCCCATAAGGGATAATGTAGCTTTCTTAGCTGAATCAGCTACATCTTTGTAGCCATCTGAAATATCTTCTAAGCCGTCTGATGTGTCTTTATAGCCACTTTGTCCGAAGCTCTCAAAGTCAATCTTAACGCCCATTAAAGAAGCAAGACCAACTAATAATCTTTTGATTGCAATAGCTACTCCGTTTACTACTGGCATAACCTTTGAAAGGATTGGGATAAATAGCTGTCCTGCTACCATTCCTACCTCTTTCATATTGTTGCTGAACTGGCGTAACATATTACTTGGGGAGTTGATTGTCAAATTTGTTATCGTATAGGCTCTTTATCCTATACTTCTTATAGTTTCCTATAAGTTCAGAGTACATTATCACCCACGTTTTTACGTTTGGTTTGGTGGTAGCCACTTCCACCTCATACTGCCCTATATGCAATAGTGTCGGACACTCTTGGGAATATTATATTTATTCAATTCCTACTCGTTACGATACTCAATAGCCTGTTCGTAATCTATTGAGTTATCTCGGTATTAGCATAGTTGAAAACTTTAGCCTTCACCGATTTTGCCCGATTGCCATAAGATATTTCTATTCTTATGCAACACTTGGAAGATAAGCTATATTATTAACTTTCTTCCGTCTATTAGCTAAATCACCCCAAGATACTTTACTTTGGTCTAATATTGCCAACACTCTTAACTGCTGTTTTTCCATCTGTGTCATTTCAGACACCGACTTGGAAATGCCTAAGTTATAAGCATATGTCGCTAATGTAGCGTTAGTAATATCAATACCATATTTATACAATGCCCTTGATTGACCGATTAAGCCGCTTTGTAAGTTCTGTGCTACTGTTGAATAGTCCACGTTAAAAAGTGAGCTTATATCGCCTGCGAGCATTGTCATTGACTTTGTTATTGCCGTTGTTGCTTCGCCTGTCTGCCCTAGTGAGTTAGTGACAGAAGCTAACTGTGAAGCGTACTGTGTTATCTCTTGTATGTTAAGTCCTAAGTTCTTTGCTCCACTTTCCTCAAGCAAACCACCTTGGACATTAACTTTTAAGCCAGATAGTTTTCCAAGAGTATCATTCACTCTACTTTTAAAACTTTCCGCGTATGCTGTTGCGTTATCATATCCGTACTTTTCGTAATCTTTATCCCACTCTGAACCAATTTTGCCAAATGCAACCGCTTGATAGTTGAACGCCTCAATGTAATCTGTTGTTGACTTGATAGCTTCTATAAGTTTCTTACTGCCACGAATTACCATAAAATAAGTGGCATAAAACTTACCTATTGCACTTGCTAAGTTCCAACTGCTTCTAGTTGCCGTCCTAGCACTTGTAGAAACGCCATACAACGACTTTTGAAGTGAGTTTGAAGAAGTACCCACCTTGCTACCTTGACTAGCAAGATTAGCCAATGCGTTAGTCATTTGAATGACATTTTGACTTACTGTTGGTGCTCTTGATAGCGTTGTCATTAAGCCATTTAAAGCATTACCTAGCTTTGGAATGTTTACAACGGCGTTTTCTATACTCTTACTGCCTAGCTTACCAAGTGACTTTGCAAATTCTGTGACCTGTGTTGCATTTTGCGGAATAGCTGATATGCTTGCAACTGCCCTTGTGACAGCTTGAAGTGATGTAGCTGTGTTAGTTAGTGCAACTGAATCAACAGAACCTATCTTTGTGATGTTCTTAGCAAGCCTTGTAAAATCTGCTGTTCCTGCGTTCATATTCTGCATAGCAGAACCTAACTGATTAACACCACTCGCAAGGCTACTTAATGATGAGCCATTCACAGTTGCAAGTGATGTTGACAGCCTTGTAAGCTGATTTATCAGTTTATCAACAGAATTAATAGCTTTAGTGGCAGTACCGGTAATTTTGACTTCTAATGAATCTAATTCCACGCTTTAACCCCCTTTTATAGGATTGTTGGCGGTAATCCTCTCTTTTCAGTTTGTACCGCCCATTTTTGCTCGTTGAGTATCATTTGCCGCAACTCTTTGTCGTATGTATCTTCTTTACTTTCTTCTGTTTTTTCTGATAAAATAGCTTGTTTAGGATATTCAATGTGTGCATCTTTATTAAATGCCGCGCCTATTCCGCAAGAAATAGCTGGAATTGCGTAAACTAAAAACCAGTTATACATTTCTGAATCGCGATTTTGTCTATCAATCTTTTTGCCTTTTGCGTATAGTAATAATTTTGTAGGTGTCATTTTAAGAAAGTCTGAATAACTAATACCTAGTGAACTGGCTAAGACAAAGTATTCTTCCCAAATTATTTTGTGGAAGTCTGCTTTTTCTTGTGGTCCTGTGGAACTACTGTCGGTTTCTTCTGCTCCTGCGTTGCTTCTTCCACATTGTTCGCCATTTCCTCTAACATCGCTGTTATTCCGCTCAACTCGAAAAAACCATCATCTTCCATCGCTTTCTTAATTTCTTCAAACAATGCTCTATATCCGTAACTCTTATCTGTTTTTCTCTTCTCTGTAATATATGCTCTAGTGAGTTCCTTTGCTTCATCCATAGTTACTGGGTTATTGTCAATGCACCCTGCATAAATGGCTAAAATGCAAATCTCTGGCACATCTGCTGTCATATTTGCCAATCCGTCAAAAGAAGCCTGTGCAACACTTTTATCTGTCTGTGCAAGTAAGTAAGAACCATTAACGACAGAAAACATTTTCTGCACTATCTCTTTGCACTCTGCCGCACCAAAAGAGAACTCAACTTTGTATTCTTTTCCGTTTGCATTAATATTCATCATAATTTTTACCCTTTCCCACCCTATCGTCCATATAGGGAAAGGTGCGGATTTTACACCGCACCTACCTTTTAAATTGGTTATTCTGTTACATCATCAAGATATGATGTGTAGTCGGCTGTTTTGGCGTTTGTGCCACCAATCGACACAGCCTTTGATTTAGTCGATTGGCTTATCATTCCCCCACCTTTGTTACTGTGAATGTGCCACCAGTGCCTTCAACAACTTGAAGCTTGTCTGTGCATTCAATAGGCGAAGTGTTAGGAACTGCTGTTACTGTCATTTCAAGTACTGAATCAGTACCAGAAACATCATTAGGTGTTGCTGTTACCTGTCCGACAAATGCGTACTTAGCAACCGCACCTAATCCGTCAGAGCCATATAACTGAATAATATCTAACTGCTTGCCCTCTGCCTTGATTAAGTCCTGTAAATAAGCCTTTTCAAGATTTCCTGTGTAAGTCTTAGCGTCAGATGTTTTGATACCCATTAAGAATGTCTGTGAATCATCTTCAAATGTTGTACTTTCAACTGTGTTAGGTGCTGATACTGGTGCTGAAATTGACTTAGCCGCAACCATTAACTTATATGAGCCTGCAAAACCATCTTCGCTATGTTCCTTGTAGATAACCCTAGCTTTATAACTTGTACTTGCCATTGCCTTGTCTACCTCCTAAAAATTTGCAAAAAAATAAGAGCATTTCTGCTCTTTGTTACAATAATCTATCATTTGCCGCTATCATTCTTCTGAATCTAGCGGTACTCTTATGTACTTTATTGCTGATTGAGAACTCTGGCATTGATGTGCCTTGAAATCTCATTGTCTTAAATGTATCTGTAATTATCGCCATAACCTTGCGACAGTCAGACTTGCTTGTGTTAGTTGTAACATCTACTTGAAATGTTGCTAACAATGCGTTAATTGTCTGTCCGTCAAGCGTTTGTCCTTGTTCAACTGCTGACAGTAAATGAATGTATACTGTTGGGAATACTGCTTGACCGCTGTTTTCCCCCTCATTGGTTATGACTATCTTTGAATATGTCTTTTTAAGCTGTGTTAGGGTTTTAGCCTTGACAAGTGCTGTGACTGTATTTTCAAGGTCTATCGCCCAATCGTTTGCATTTGCCATTAACTAAACACCCTCCTTGCTACCTCAACATATTTCTGTATAATTTCCATATCAGCCTTATAAACAGGCATTTGTGCTTCTACGCCGTGTGTAAGAACTAAGGTTCCGTCATCGTCATAGTAACCCCACACTTTTTGTATGCCGTGATGTTCGCCGTATGAGCCTATAACCATACCATTAACAACGCCTTTGTCATGTGGGCTACTTCCAGCCGCTCCATTGTAGAATACACCAGCTCCGAACTCTATAAACATAAGTTCTTTGCCTTCTACAATTAATTTTGCTTCAACATATTCTCCTGCGGATTTCATTTCAACATAACTGTGATGGCTTGTATCTGAGCCGCTACGAACACCTTTTTCATCATATGTATAACTTGCTTTTGCCATATTTTCATCAATGACAGGTATTCCAACTTCTGCAAGTTCTTTGACAAGCTGTGAAGTTTTTTTGATAAACCAGTTCTTATACTGTTGTAGCTGTCTGATAGCTTCATTTACAGACTTTTCAGACAAGGATATATCAATTGTATGTCTTGCCATATTACACCGCCTTAGAGCAATTTTAAGTCCACAAAAACTTTAAATATTTTAGGTGATTGAATTGCAAACCAATCAACAGTTGTTTCATCGTGTCCAAATTGTTCTATATGCTGCCAATTGCACTGTAATCCGCTTTCAGATAGAAAGGCGTGTATTATTTCGTGTCTTAATTGTTTCTTTTGCAATTCTACAAAATTACCTACTTCATTATAGTTATCAGAACGAATTACTATTAACTTTGATGTATTATCACAAAAGCCGTCAACATCTTCATTGTTAAGCATTCTTAGTTCAATAGCATATTCTGTTCCTAAAATATTAATTGTTGTGTTTTCCATAATGCACCTACTTTACGACCGCTTTAAGCATATACTTAGTTGAATATAATGCTGGCTTAATTCCTACAATCGTGAAGTCCGCTGATGTTTCATCAACAAGACCGTCATTTGTGTATGTAGGCTTGCTATCAAGCCATATAAGGTCTCCTTTTTTCAAAGGGTACATTCCTTTGTCTGTCAGCAAAATAGCGTCAAAATCAGCCGTGTCAAAGCCGTATTCTTTACTCTGTGCTTCTCCACCGCTGAATGATATGTTTGCTTTGAAATCGACCGGCTCTGAAAAACCTGTTTTTTCTTCAAGGACTTTAGGTATCTTATTTCCCTCATCATCAAGATAAGGAATAAAGTTACCCTCTGTGTCGGTATATCCCTCATATAGGATATTGCCGTCATCATCTCTTTCATAGATAATTACTGTTTGTCCTTGAAGTGAATACTTCATAGCCTGTTTATTAATGTCAAGCATTGTTCTTTACCTGCTTATAAATCTGATTAACACCTGTGCTTGATAATCCGGACACAATTCCTACTGCGATTGCATTAAGAATATCATTTGCCGGAAAGTCCGGTATTACATACATACCCACAACGCCTAAGATACCGCCTGCAACGCCTACGATTATAGGAATGTAATTATCCTTAATATGCGGAATTGCCTTAGCTCCTAAGCCTATCAGATATGTAATTACAACGATTGCAACTACTGTTGATACTGATGTTATATCCATTCTGCTATACCTCCTTATCTTCATTAAGTCGTGCTTCCAATCCGTCTATTCGGTGGTGTGCCGACTTTACGCTTTCCTCAACTTTAATAATCCTGTTATCGTGAGAATTAAGTTCTTTTCTCATTTCTGTAACTTCATTCTTTATCTCTGTTGTGTTGCTTGATATTGTGTCAAGTTTCATATTTATGCGTGTATTTTCCTTTACACGCTCCGTAAGTTCTGCATTGTCAGACTTTTTGTTGTTCTTAAGATTAAGTCCTAAGGTAAACAGTCCGAAAAAGACGGAAAAAGCAACTGAAATAATGCTTATAATTACTGCTATTGGCATTGATATACCGCCTTTCATAATTAATAATGGCACACCGCCCACCACCCTTAATGTGTGCCGCCTGCTACCATATTGGTAACGCACAATCTTCTATAACTTTTTACAATTCTTTTCAAACTGGATTAACGAATGGAAATACACCTCTTGGCAAATCATCTAACTTTTCAAAAGTTCTGCTGGTGCCATTTTCGGTAACTGCTGTTGTGAATGGTTGCCCTGTTCTTGACCCGGCTTCAAATGCTTTTTTAACAATAAAAAGTTGATATTTTTCAAGTTCTTCCTGTATCTGTTGTTCTGTATAAGACTTTGGATAGTTTCTTGCTGCTATATAATCGCTTTTAGCTGTTTCTATTAGCAAATTAAGATATTCTTCATCGTAACTATCTGGGTCTAATCCATTATTTTTTAAAAGAACTCTTAGTTGTGATAGTGCATCCATATCATTCTCCTATAACCCTAATTTCTCGATTAACAGCTTCTTTAACTCTGCTCCTGTAAGTTCTTCTGCGTTGTCTATACCTTGTTCTGCGGCAAAAGCCTGTAAATCAGATGTAGACATACGATTAATGGTTGTCTTGCTATAATCAAAGGAAGCCCCAGAATTGTTATTTTCTGGAACTTCTTCACCCGCGTTATACCATTTACCATTGTGAATCACTATATATGGATATTTCATAGTTGCACCCCCTACTCTTCGCTATGAACCTCATATACGAATGTGCTATCCATATTCTCGTATGATGGAAGTACAACCTCAGATGCAAATATTGACATCTTCATAGGTGGTCCATACTCTGTCTTTGTAGCGACTGTAATACCTACACCATATGTTGTTACATCAACATCAGCTACTTGTCTTGCAGTTCTTTCTTCCGGTGTAGTGCCAAACCAAGTGCTTCCAAGGCTGCCTTCTGGAAGAAGTGTAACCTTGTTATCCGGGTAGAAGTACTGCTCTTTGCCATCATCATCAATGTACATCTTATCGTAAAGTACGATAGTGAGCTTCGCCCTCTTCTGTACCACCGAAATAACAGTATCATCGTCAACCTCAATAGTTGCTGTAAGGTTCTGTGCAAGAATTGAGTTTCTTATTTGTGCATTGTCAAGCAGATATTGGAATGTATTGCTGTTCATAAGTGCGTATCTAGCAATCTTACCCTGCTTCTGTAACTTCTTTCTTGCATTGTTAAGGTCTGTAAGTGGCTTTGAATTAGCTGTATCGCTCCACATGCTTGTGCCGGATAACTTTGCGTAATGGTCTTTTGCGTATGAGCCATCCTTATCGTAATCATAAGCGTACTGAACGCCATCACTTACAATAGCAATTACCGGATGACCTGCATTTGTAGAAAGAAGCGACATTCTCATACGCTCCGGTACAACTTCCGCACCGCTTACAAGGTTGTTAGTATCGTCATATACGCTTGATAAAGCACTCGCAAGGTAAGGGTCGTCTTCTGATTGAATACGCTCGATTTCAAGCATTTCCTCTTCACCAACTGTCATTCCCTCACGGAAAAATGCCATCTGCGTTTTTTCCTTACTTAATCCGCCTCTAGCTCTAAGAGTTGGGATTGTGTCAAAGTTAGATGGTGCAAGCGAAACCGGTAAACCCTTGTGTGTCTTAATCCAACTTAAATCAAGTCCCTGCTTCTTTCTTTCTGGAAACCACTGTAAACCAAGATAAGGTATCTGATTACTAGCGTTTTCTGTTGCCGATAATGCAATAGACTTACTGTCTAATACTTCATTGATTAACATCTATTTACCTCCTGTTATTATTCAAATACAATCATTGGAAGAGCTGTTTTAACTGCTGCGTCATATGTAACGCCGGAATTTGCTTCTGCTACTTTCGTGTTAAGGTATGCTTTCTTGAGCAGTACTCCTTGTGGTCTGTCCTCTGTTACATCAAATCTCAAAATGCCCACTACTGTAGCTGTATTGTCAGCCTTGCCATTTGCTCCGATTGGAGTACCTGCTTTGACAATCTTCTTGCCCTGTGCGTTTTTAGTTGTTACACCATCAAAATCAAGCGTTAATGGGATTGCTTCATTAGGCTCTCTCTTTAAAATCTGAACATCTCCTGCGTATAAAGTCTTTTCATACTGCATATTCATTTCCTTTGCCATTTCTTACCTCCTGTTATTGTTGAATGTAATGTGATAAAACATCATTGTTCTTAGGTGCATTAGATATAAGGCTTTCTGCTATCTTTTCAGCATTTGTCTTATTGTCTGCACTGTCTTTATTACTGCCACCGCCCGGAATATCCTGATGTTTAGCAATCTCCTGTTCCTTAGCCTGTGCCGCAGCTGTTTCTTTTTCGGACATAATCTTGCCAAGTTCGGTGTAATCAAGGCTTCCATCGTCTTTAACAACTGTCTTTGCTTGTTCAGCAGTAATCTTAAAATTAGTCATAGCTGCTTCCCTCTGGTCTCTGATAGCGTTAGATTTCTGTAAATCGGCTATCTGCTGATTAGCTGTATCTAAGGCTTTATTTGCCTTTTCAAGCTCTGTCAGATTGCCAGCCTGTAAATCATCAAGCTGTTTCTGTAAGTCGTCTGCTGTGTCAGCCTTAGCCTTGTACTGCTTTGCCTTGTTTTTCTCCGTAGCAACTTCTGAATTGTTCTGATTAAGAAGATTGGTAATCTGCTCATCTGTTGCTTCTGGAAAAAGTTTTAATACATCTTCTCTTGTCATAATTACCTCCGTTAAACACACGCTTTTGTTACCGCAGGTCGCTCCTGCTGTGTCTTCTGCTATTTACCGCATAGCTGCAAAATGTATAAAATAAAAGCAGCTACCGATTATTCGATAACTGCCTTATTTTGCTGATTATTAAGTTGATTAACTATCTCTTGTGCTTTCTTTTCTTGTTCTTCTACATCTTTAATAGTTTTGTATAGATTATCTAAATATGGCTTAGATAATACATATGTTTTTTCAGAATCGCCCCATAAACCAACTGTTTTAATTGCAACAAGTGGATGTATGCCAGCTTGTAAAAGCAAAAGCAACGTCTGAGCCTTAGTGTACATATTATCCTGTGGACTGTGATTTATCTGCACATCAAAATCTCTGACTGACAACTTTAAATCTTGTCCCGCAAGTCTTAGAATATTAAGAACTGCCACAGCTAATCGCTTTTCGCACGATTTAACAATAGGGTCTTTCAACTTTGCTCTTGTTTTAGAAAAGTCCCAACCATTTCTTAATTCAACTGCCCCCTGTGTATCTCCGCCGGTATTACCTTGTTTGTTAGGAATTGCCAATATTGATAATGTGTTATCCCATAAATCTTCCTTAGCAACTTGACATTGTGTCTGATTAAGCTCCTGTGTCATAATTTCAACGTCTGACTTATTATCTTTGTTGATAGATTTAACTGTAAGGGCGTGGTTCATTTTCATTTTTTCAAATGTTTCTGTGTCAACTTCGCAATTAACAAACTTAACCCAATACTCAACAAACTGCTGTATGCTATCCATTCTGTTAGACTGCATATTATTAATAGCGTCCAACATACCTATGACAAGCTCGATATCAGATATTCTTTCGTGGTTATTAGGGAACTCAACAATAGGAATTTCGCCATATGTATGTAGTTTTGCTTCAACTACTTTGCTATCAACAATTCTAAAAGACATAGTGTCGGAAAATGCCATCTTATACCAGTTTCCATCCTCGTCTTTAAGTTCTTGTATAACAAGCATAGGTTCTTCTGTGCTTTCATTGTAAACAACGTAAGTATTCATTGGCGTAGGTGCTACAATTCTGAATGGCACATCTCCATTTTTAGGTTGAACTGCTTTGAATGATGTACCTGTTGCCGACTGCCACTCTCCAGCTTTAATGTCTTTCTCCTGCTTATTGGCATCCGCCATAAAATCATTGAGTATGTCAACTGCCTTATTGATAGTTTCATCATCTTTGCGGCTAATAAACTGGATTGGCTCGCCATATGTTTGTCCTACCTTAAACTGAACAATTTCATATGCGTGGTTTTCAACAATCTTGTTTGTAATATCTTCATTAGTCAGCTTATGCCTATATAATATTGGTTGGTCGCCCTTGTAGTAATGCCACAGATACTTAATAACTGGTTTATTCCAATTAAATACACCTATAGTACTTCCAATAACCTTAACAACATTGTTAGCAGTTATTGTATCTACATTCGTATATGCAATTTTACGTCCATAACAGCCTCTAACAAGGTCTTGAAAATACATTGTATTCATATCTTGCTCCTAATAAAACCTCATACCGCTTGAACTTCTGCTGTCCGGTATTTCCTTAATCTGAAAATCATCATCATCGTTAGGCACATACCAAATCCATTTGTGGCAGTGCTTGCACGCTAACTTATGTGTTCGTGGGTCTTTGCTGTCTGCTTTAGTCAAGAACTTATGGCAGTTCGGACACATAATTGACTTGTCTTTGTTTGTATAAAAAATCATATTGTTACCTCGTTACATAGTAAAAGCACCGTCATAATTAAATGGCGATGCTTTTCGATAAGGATTATACATGTTTATGAAATTTGCTTTGCTCATTGTAATAATACATAATTTTTTCGTCACAATCGTAACATCTTTTATTTTTTTTCAATAAATCTTTGAAAAGCCATTTTTACGCTACTTTCTGTGTTGCCACCTATGATATGTGCTATCTGAATCCAAGTCTTATTTTCTAAAAATCTAAGATTGATTATTCTTCTCATCCTGCTATCGTCAACGTTTGCTATAAATTGCTCAACCTCGTTAGTTTTCTCTAACAAATCATCTTCAAGTAACTGCAATGTGGCTTTTCTGGCATAAAGAAGTGTTTTCTTTCTGCTGTACTCTGGAAATGGTATGCCTTCAATCTTAAAATGCTGTTTACCACCATCGCCGCCGCTAACAGAATCTATAACCATTTCTCCGGCTTCAATTTTGCTTATATCTTTTTCAAGTCGTTCTATCTTTAGTCTTACTTCTTTTACTTCTTCCTGTAAATCTGAATACTGTGATAAAACTTCCTTTGTTACCATAATGTCAATACCTCCTAAATGGATTTATAGCAGCTTCAACTTTAGCTGTTCTATTGCCCTGTGTTATTCTTAATGCAAAGTTCGAGAAAACATCTGGAACATCATCTAATTGTTTCTTACCTGATACTGAATACTGCTTTAATAGTGACATCATTACTCCATATGGCTCATTAGGCTTATAAAGTGAGGGGTCTTTAAAAATAATGTGCTGCAATATCCAGTTAGAACATTGAAATATCCTTGCTTCCTTATTCGTTTCAGTTGGTGTATCAGTAATGTTACATATCCAACCTACACTCTCAACTCGCTTATTAACTTCCATAGCCACTCTGTCGCCGCCGGCGTTACGCTCAAACTCACACTCTTGCACTTTATTATTTACAAGCACACCTGCAGCATTTCTATATTGTTCTTCATAATCTGCCGTGTTATCGCATACGCAATCAATGCAGTAATAATCTTCTCCATATTTTTGCAATACCGGTAGTACAAAATAATCCGTACCTTTACCTTTTGTATCACATTGAGCTGTGATAATTTCTGGTTCTCCGTGTGGCAAATTAAGGTATCTGCGTATTTTGTCGTCAGGAAACAATAATCCCTCACGCTCAATAGGTTCTTGTTTATACAAACATCTATAAGAGATTTCATCCATCAAAAGTTGTTGGTCTGCAAAGAACTCTTTTGTAAAGCCGCTATACTCATAATCAAAATTACTCTCGCCTGTTACTGGGTCTACATCTGGTACGGCAATAGTCTTAACTCTTTTGTTTCCTGCGTACATATTCTGTATTCTTCCGATAACATCATGCACACTCCAACGCGTAGCAATGTGTATTTCTTTACAATTGTGTCCGTCCGTATCTTGGATTTTTCTTTGCCTAGCATCTACCGCATATTTATCCCACAGCTTATCAAGTACCATAGGGTTAAGTGCTTCTTCAATGCCACCTATCATATCATCTACAAGCAAAAATTTACTTGCACGAACTTTACCGGCATTTTTACTTCCGACAGATGTACATTGTACGCTTGGAAATGGCTTATATTTACCTATGTTGAACTGCTCTAACTTTGCGTTAGTGCTTGTAACTGTAAGATTGGGGAAAATTTCATTCCACGCATATTCATCAGCATTTGTAACAATATCGTATACGCCATCATAGTACATTCGTGTAATGTCGCCAGAATGGGAGTAAAAAAGACAAAAATCATTAGGAAACCAGCCAGCTACTAAAGCGTTAAACATCTTTTCGATAGTTGTCTTTCCTGCTCCAGGTATCAATGATACGCACAATATATCGTATTTATCATCAATCATGCCCTGCAAAGCTTCTATTAACCCCATTTTTAAGAATTGTTTGCGGCGTGGCATATAGAAGCGCTCTTTAGGTTCTCTTTTCTTTTCAAGATACATAAATGCACTATCTACTATTTTGCTTTGGGCTTCAAGTAATAGCACATCATAGTATTTATCAAGTAAATCAAAGGAACTTTTATTGTCAAAGACAAACTTCTCTATCTCCCACATAGGTAGCCCTATATCACGCATACAAGCCTTTTCTATGAGTTCTTTTGCCCTAGTAGTACATTTCAACATTGTATCAATTTCGCCCTCATTCTTGGCAAGCTGGCACACGTTGTAGTAGGTTTCTATAATATTTTCATCTATTCCATTTTGGGATATGTATTTTTCGCATTCATCTATCAGTTGATTTAATTCAGAATTCAAGAAAAGCACCTCCACTTTTCAGCAAAGGTGCTTATAGACCTCTGCCTATAACTGTTTTAGGTCAGCGACTACAACCAATCTGTAGCCGGCAATATTTTTATTAGAATGTCAGCATTGCATCACAGCAAGTCGGATGCAATCTATTCAAAAGTGCATTATAATCATCAATTACATACCGTGCTGGAATCATATATGTTTTAATGCCATATTTTTCCGCTGTTTCTCTTTCAATGCTACAGCCGTTCCAATCATAACTCTCACATATTCCAATGAATACATCAGCCTGTGCCAGCTTCTTAAGGCTCTCGCCTAAATACCACACAGCTTCTTTACTGTCTTTAGGTGGGTTATCCTCAATGTAGCTGTCGATAAGCTCTAATTCTTCGCCCTCGTATATTTCAGCAATTTTTTTCATCTTCTGAATACTAGCTTTGATTTCTTCCTCTGTTCTGCCTTTCATAGGCACACTTACAAATAACTGTTTCATAGGTTCTATCTCCTTTTATATGTTTTATCAGCCTTTAGCTTTCTAAGGTCAGCAGCTACAATCAATCTGTAGTCGGTAATTGTTTATCTTAATTTCTTAACTTCCAGACAAGTATGTTTCCCATATTTTTCAATTCTCCATCTGGTACTCCAATGCTCAATGTGACAATTTTTATCTTCATTAAGTGGAATTCTATTGACAATGGCACTTGCGATAATACTTGGTGGAATGTTTAAATCATCTACAATCAATGTTGTCATTTGATTTTCTCCTTTTGGTAATCTGGCTTTTTTAATTCGTTCAAATACTTTGTCATTGCAATTTCAGTACCATTTTCATCTTTTGTGCAAACAGTAACGCAATTACTTTTATTGCTTCGTAAGTCAGCAAGTATTATTTCCGTTTTATCATCATCAAACTTGTAACACTCACGCATTTTCTCAATGCAGTTATTCATTTCTGTTATTTTCATAATATCACTTCTTTCCCTCATTATTCGCTAATGATTTTGTTTCCTCTAGAATTTTCATTGCTAATGCTCTTGAAAATTCATAATTATTTTTCGGGTATCTGCCTAGAATTGATTTTGCATACTCATTAACTGCATCAACCGAAACATCAATGTCAATAGTCATATCGTGAAATTCAGATGTTTCTATCGGTTTGCCATCATCATCGCCGATATGTTTAACATTATCAATCTTTCTGAATGTTTTCTTATCAATGCGCAACACTTTTTCTGATACCTCGACACATTCTTCTCTCTTTTCTTCGTTTGTACATTTACCATCTGCATTGTATCGACAAGAAGTCAGATTGCATTTTTTATTTGCATAAGCATTATTCACATTATCAATCCATTCACAAAACGGAATATTGTTGATTTTGGCATTGTCTAATGCCATGTCAGCTATCTCCTGTGCCATTTTTCTGTATTGAAATTCCATAATCTCGCCCCTAAATTCTTGCAACTACGTGTTCTTTTGCAATCTCTTCTTTTTCTGGGTCGTAAATAACCGAACCGTTTTTATCAGTCTTATTCTTATCAAATTCGCAAGAAACTTTTATACCATCCTTGTTACTGCATTCTGCGTGATAATCAATGACACATACTTTCTTCTGCCATTTCCCATTGGCATAAATCTTTGTGTAACCGCCAGCTCTTGTTTTAATGATTATTTTACTTCTTGATTTCTTCATTTCTCATAAACCTCTCAAAATCTTCCATGCACTCATTACATAAATCGTAAGTCATATTTAATATGCCACTCCTTGTGATTGAGTTCATACACAACAGCCCTACTTTTATTTCTTTTCCACGCCTATCACAAGTGCGCCATTCTTTTTGATGTTTCATTCTTACACCTTTCTGTACGGATTAAAAAATTCTTTGTCCTGTCCGATTCCAAGATGTTCTCTCAATGCAAAATTAGTTATTCTATCTCGATTAAAAGAATTGCTAACAATATAATTTGCTGACTCCCCATCTTTCCATCTGTCCGTACTTGTCATAGAATCATAAACCTGTTTATATTCTCCGGTCAGCTTGCCAAATTCAAACCATCCCAAGTCAAATGTTACTCCGTAATCATAAAATCCCCTGTCAGACCACTTTCTGACATAGTACATTAATTGCTTGTACGAAAATCCAAGCCTTTCAAAAATATTTCCAATAGTTCTTATGCTCAATTCGCGGTCGCTCGAACGCAATTTTCTTTTCTGCTCATTCACGCAAGCCCTAAAAAATATTTCTTCTAATGGTTTCACTGTTATACCTCGTACATTTTCTTGATAATTTTCATAAAATCGTTTTTGTCAATAACTTCTGTGTCTGGATGTATTTCATGCAAAATGTTCTCTGTCGCATAATCTGCCTTGTCATATGCTGCAAACGGAATCCTTGAATAGTCAAGGTCAAGGATAAGGCATGAGCACCGCTTGTATGGCAAGCAATTATTTGAAAACAAAGGTGCACATATCAAAGTAAATTTATCGGTTTCAAATTCCATATACTTGTCTTTGCGCTTATATGGAATCCCTATGCCTTTAAGAATGTTTTCAAGCAACTGTTCAAAATAATATGCTTCTTTTATGTGAATTGAAGTATATGTATATATTGGTTTAGTCATTCTTCCACCAACTTTCTGCCGCACATAGGGCAATAAGCTATTTTCATTGCCATTTCAACATTTATATCTTTACTGCAACACACCGCAAAGGACGGACATTTATTCAAATCGCATGTGATTACAGGTTTATTCGACAACTTATCAATCTTGAACTTGCCATAATGTGTTATGACAGGGGATTTTTCTTCGCAAAACTCACACATATTACACCTCAAATCTTCGTAAATATATCCAAATCATAGTTATCTCTGATATAATTAACAACTTCTTGTAATTTTCCCCTTACAAATTCATCATTAGCAATATCTGGGTGCGCGTAAAACATACAACTGTCTTTCTTTCCGTCTGCTTTATATTTACGATAGTTAAATGTCATCATAAACAATGGTATTCTTGTTAAATTCTTTGTCTTGCGTCTTATCCAGCGATTAATAATTTTCTTAACCATTATTTTTTCCCCATAAATTATCCGGTAATTCTTCACCGCCATAAATCTTGTTAGCGTATTTCTTAAATGTCGGTACGCTACAACCTGCTACTTTTGCCGCTTTTACCTGTGAAACCCGCCCCGATATGTATAGGTTTATTGCTTCATAGAACTTATCTTTGTTTAGTGGGTGTACGCCTGCTGCCATAATAATCACTCCTTACTTTGATTTTCAACTTGATGATTATATTTTCTTACATCACTACGCATTTTAGATGGCATATTCTTATAACCTGTATTTTGAAGTTCTGCTTTGAAAGCGTTAAAATCATCATCATTTTTAACAAATATACTGACATATTTATCAATCTGCGGTCTTGTCATAAGCACACCATTTTCAGTAAATACCTTTTTGATGTAGTTTGTATAATAACAATATCCTTTGACTTTTTCGTGGTATAATCCCCAAAAATAATCAGCATTTTCTTTTGTTTCAAACTTTGCCCTAATCTCATTGTTAGAAATGTGATTGTAACAATGTCTGCACAATGTAATTAAATTGCTCTCTCTATCATCGCCGCACATTGAAGCTGTTCTTATATGTGACATTACCAACGCCCTGTATTCTCTGTTACTCTTTCCGCAATATCTGCAAGTATAATTATCTCTTTTAAAAATCTTGGTCTGTAAATCTTTGTATGAACTCATAATGAATACCTCCTACAATTCCTTACTTTCACACCAACTGCTCTTACAAGCGTGATTCATAATGTTAATTAAAACCTTTTCAGAAGAAAAGTGAACTAAGCTGTAATCACATTGTGCTGAAAACTTTGTATTGAAATATTCATCAACCAACATCTTGTAGTCTGTATTATCGTCCATATCACTTATAGCCGCATAATAGGTATCTGTATATCCGTCACGCTCTATGTCGGTTTCTTTTGTTAAATTATCTACTACTCTTGATAAAACCTTATCTGTTAATGGGTAGTGATATTCTCCAGTACATTCTCCGTGTTTGTCTAAAAAGTATTTAAAGAATGCTTCTGTATTTTCTTTGAGCGTTTCATCGTTAGTCCAATCATAAGCTATCTTGCCAGCTCTGCTTATCATTCTTTCTTCGGCAACTTCCCAATCACTTTGAGTGTATTCGCTTATCGGCTTAAACTCTTTCACTTTTTTATCTTTGGGTAAAAAAGAATTACATTGTTCTCTGTTAAGAGAATTAC